AATAAGAATGCATTTATGCCAGTGCCCTACAATGTAGGATTTGAAATGGCAATCATTGCTAAGAATCAGGAAGATGGTTTGCAGATTATTGAGCAAGTATTACCATACTTCCAACCCCATTATAACTTGTCTATCAAGTTACTAACAAACGTTAATGAAATTAAAGATGTCCCAGTCACACTAAACAGTGTAGACTATGAGGATGATTACGAAGGTGACTTCGCTACTAGAAGAGCAATCATTTGGACTCTTCAGTTTACTGCTAAGACATACCTATACGGTCCTGTTACAGACAGCAAGGTTATCAAGAAAGCAATTACAGATTACTATACATCTACAAGCACAACTTCTGCACCAAGACAAGTACGTTATCAGGCAACTCCAGTTGCTTTGACCAACGTTACTGGAGCAGCAGTTACTACACTTACCAATGCTATGGATATCAACGATGGTATCTTTGCAGTTGGAGATGTATCAAGTCTGGCAGAGAATACCAACATTCAAATTGATACTGAGGTAATGCGTATCGATAGAATTGTAGGTACTACACTACATGTTAAACGTGGATGGAATGGAAGTACCATTGCTGGACATGTAGCAGGATCAGGAATCCTGGAGATTGATGAAGCAGATCATGCAACCATAGAGAGTGATGACGATTTCGGATTCGGTGAAATATTCTCAGACTTCACTGACCTTAAGAAACGTAATCCTGTAAGTGGTGCTGACGAAACTATAACATGAGGTATCTATGGCAACCTTTGACGGTTTAGATGAAGTATTTGGTAGCGAACCTTCTGACTTACAGAAGCATGTAGCATCAGTCAAGCCAACACTCAAGAAGAGTGAGACGCAAGATATTAAGCAAGACTATGAAATGAGTCGTGCTAATCTACATAACTTAGTAATGAAAGGACAGGAGGCAGTAGATGGTATACTTGATGTGGCACGAGCGTCAGATCATCCTCGTGCTTATGAAGTTGCTGGTCAACTCATCAAACACGTGGCAGACACGACAGACAAACTAATCGACCTGCAAGGGAAGATGAAAGAATTAGATAAAGAAGATAAGAAAGGACCATCTACGGTTAACAATACCATGTTTGTGGGGAGTACCGCAGACCTACAAAAGATGCTAAAGAAACAAAAAGACATAAATAATACCGAATCTACATAGACCCGACATGACAGTCCTTAACGTATTAAGCACAAATTCTATAAGTGCATCTGGATCAGAGTATCAAACCGTCCAGACTGGATTTTACAGAGTGAGTGCTACAGCAGCATCTACCGTACAGTTTGGTGCTGGACCAGTGATTCAAGTTTTTGCAAACTCCCCAGTACTTTTAAAGGGTAATGCTAAGCCTGGACAAGCAAAGGTAATGAAAGCAGTTGATGATTCAACAGCAGATTACCAGTTAGGAACTAACATTGGAGAAAGGTCTACAACACATCCTTTTTCAGTAGGAGATTATATCGCTGTGGTGGATAACAGCACTTCTCCTGCGATTGACAGTAATTTCTTATCAGCAGGAACTGCTGGTAAAAAGATAACAGCTGCAACAGATACTACAATAAGTACAGATATAGACTCTTCATCAGCTAGTGCTGACTATACCTATGCATACTCTGGTAATCAAGCAATTGTACAGAGAGCAGTTAAAATAACTGCTGGTGGACAAGCAATAATAGTTGAAGAAGTTCAAGTAGTAGGCGGCTAAGATGCCTTTAGTAAATCAAAAGGCAGAGAAGATAGTTAGAGGAATGAAACGTCGTTCCTCTGACTGGAAAAGACTTTATGGTAAACGAGATAAGGAAGTGATGTATGCAACGGCTAATAAGTTAGCCCAAAAGGAAATGGTCAAACCACCGTTGACTTATACGCAATTCATCGAGAATTATGGAACGGAAGGAAAGTCCAAAAGAAAAGGCAAAGCGACTGGCTGCAACACAAAGGCTGCTGGATCAAGTTGACTTTAAGAAGAAGCGTCAGGAGATAAGAACAGCGTCTTCAAGTCCACACGATATTGAGTAATATTACTTATAAATAATTTCATAATTTATGCGAGCCCACGGCTATAAATCGTGTCTCATTACACAGTAGGGTATCACACCCTTCAACAAGAAAAAAGAGAAATCTGCGAGTACGCAGAGGATTCTTTTCAAGCATTTCACAACGCACAAGAGGATGTCCCTTACCTAAAGGAGCATCCTCATTTTTTTGACTATATCCTAAAGGAGGATTGATTATGACAACACTGATAGTTAAACATAAGCATGAAATCATGTGGTGGATGTCGAGGTTAACTATAATGTTAACGGCATTATTTCTTTCTTTCTCATTAGCAGGGCAAGCCTATGCAGCTGATGCAGGTATTCAAATGGGTTCTAATGGCAATCTAATATTTGAACCTAATGAAGTCACTGTTAATGTTGGCGACACAGTTACATTTACAAATGGTGAGTTGCCTCCTCATAATGTAGTATTTGCAGGTCATGATGAATTATCTCATCCTGACTTAGCATTTATGAGTGGTGAACAGTTCCCTGTTACATTCCCAGAGGCAGGTGACTATGAATTTCAGTGTGATCCTCATGCTGGTGCGGGTATGAAGGGGGTGATTCACGTTGAGTGAAGTAGTCTGGTCGATAAATATTATGCTAGCTTTACTTTTAGTAGGAGTAGGTGTTAGTATATACTGGATATTCAAATACGATGATTGGAATCCTAACCCCATTATTAATATCGATCCCGAGTCCAGGCCAATGGATACAGCAGATGAGGGATTGGAAGTCCGAGCAGAATCGCACCCCTGTTGAGGAGTCTATAAATAGATCACTAGACCTATGGGAGGAAGAAGATGGGTGCGATGGTTCCACCGAGTCGGAAGAGTTGTTACAACTTCCGAGTGACGGAGATAAACAGAGTTCTTGATGGTGATACTATCGACGTTACTATTGACCTCGGCTTTGATCTATACAAGAAAGAAAGAGTTAGAGTTGCAGGAGTTGATACGCCAGAGAAGAGGACAAGAAACCTCGAAGAGAAGGCGTTGGGGATTGATGCGACGAATTGGCTCAAGAAGAAATTAGAAGATACCATTGCAGGTGATGGAGATGAACTCTCTATTCGTACCGAACTTGTAGGTGGTATGGGTAAGTATGGTAGACTTTTAGGGTGGTTATATATAAATGAAGATGAGGTATCTCTCAATGAGCAGATGATTACCGAAGGGTATGCTCACGCTTATGATGGAGGAACTAAGGATATGAACCTTGAAGCACTCCGAGAGATACGCAGAGCACATGGTACACTTAACGAAGGTTAATTATGAATGTAGTACAAGCATGGAATGAGATCTCATGGGCAGATGCCATTCCCTTTCTCCTAGTGTTAGGAGGAATCTATTGGGTTAAAGTAAAGATAGACACACGTGCTGGTCTAGGTAAAAAGAAGAAGAGGGAATTAAAGCAAATTATTGTAGAAGCAATAAAAGAAGCCAATGGCAGTTAATACAGACATCTATCTAGGTAACCCGAACCTTAAAAAGGCTAACGTTGCTGAGGACTTTACTCCTGATCAGGTTGAAGAATATCTGAAGTGTGCAGGAGACCCTATCTATTTCATTAGAGAGTATCTAAAGATTGTATCTTTGGATGAAGGTCTAGTGAGTTTTGACATGTATGATTTCCAAGAGGAAATGGTGCAGAAGTTTCATGATGAAAGATTCAATATAGCGAAGTTACCTAGACAGTCTGGCAAGTCAACAATTGTTACAGCATACCTTCTATGGTATGTGCTGTTTAATCAGAATGTAAACGTAGCAATTCTTGCAAACAAAGCTGCAACGGCTAGGGAAATGCTTGGTCGTCTCCAATTATCTTATGAGAATTTACCACGTTGGTTACAGCAAGGTATTAACGAATGGAATAAAGGTAGTCTGGAATTAGAAAACGGTAGTAAGATAATGGCAGCATCTACTTCTGCATCAGCAGTTCGTGGTATGTCATTCAACGTTATATTCTTATACGAGTTTGCATTCGTACCTAATCATATTGCTGACCAATTCTTCAGCTCAGTTTATCCTACCATTTCATCTGGTAAGAAAACTAAAGTTATAATCATTTCTACCCCACACGGTATGAATATGTTTTATAAACTTTGGCATGATGCTGAAAGAAGAAAGAATGAATATGTACCAACAGAGGTGCATTGGTCACAAGTACCTGGTAGAGATGCTAAATGGAAAGAGCAAACTATTGCTAACACATCTGAAGCACAATTTAAAGTTGAGTTTGAATGTGAATTCTTAGGATCAGTTGATACTCTTATTAGTCCATCTACTTTAAGGACTATGGCATATGAAGATCCACTTAATGAAAACAAAGGTCTAGCAATTTATGAAAACGTCGAGGAAAAACATAACTACGTTATCACTGCTGATGTTGCAAGGGGCGTATCTGGTGATTATTCTGCATTTCTGGTGGTTGATACAACAACCATCCCCTATAAGGTAGTTGCTAGATATAGAAATAATGATGTTAAACCTATTCTATTCCCTAACATACTGGTAGATGTTGCTAAGAATTATAATGGCGCATTTATATTAGTAGAAGTTAATGATGTTGGTGGTCAGGTAGCGGATATTATTCAGTATGATTTAGAGTATGATAATCTACTCATGTGTGCAATGCGGGGTAGAGCAGGACAACAGGTAGGACAAGGATTCTCAGGTAAGAAAACACAGATGGGAGTTAAAATGTCTACTGCTGTTAAGCAAGTAGGATGCTCTAATCTAAAAGTATTAGTAGAAGATAGTAAACTATTGGTACCAGATTATGAATGTATTGCTGAGTTAACTACATTCATTCAGAAAGGAAATAGTTTCCAAGCGGAAGAAGGATGTAATGATGACCTTGCAATGTGTATGGTTATTTTTGCATGGCTTGCTATGCAGCAATACTTCAAAGAGTTAAATGACAATGATGTCAGGGCAAGGATTTATAGAGATCAGAGAGAAGCAATCGAGCAAGACATGGCACCATTCGGTTTTGTGGATGATGCATTTGAGCCAGAAACTTTCAAAGATGCTCAAGGAGATGTGTGGGCAACAGTTGATAATTCCGCATCTGTTGGAGAGTATGGAGACATGAGTCACATGTGGGACTTTAGGTGACGTTTCAAAAATATAAATAATCTTAGACAAACGATGCACCTAATCATACGGAGTTTTACTAATGGGAGTTTCTAATCAGCTTTCTCCAGGTGTAGTAGTACAGGAAAGGGACCTAACCACTGTAACTGCTCCATCTGGGTTTAATATAGGAGTTTTAGCCGCTCCATTTTCACAGGGACCTGTTGAAGATATAGTTCAAGTTTCCTCAGAGAGGGGATTAGTATCTACCTTCGGTGAGCCTAACGAGTACAACTATGAGTACTGGTTTACTGCTGCACAGTTCTTATCATACGGTGGAGTATTGAAAGCAATACGTGTTAACGATTCTAATTTAAAGAATGCGGTTGATACTGGCACTGCACCACTAATCAAAAATTTACAAGAGTACGAAACAACATACGAAGATAGCAATAGTAATGCTTGGACATATGCATCGAGAACTCCTGGTTTACTTGGCAACTCCGTTGGGATATTTGTAACAGACGCTGGCCCAGATCAAATCGCTGTTATCCCTGCTCCTGGTTCAGGTAACGAGTGGAGATATGCAGAAGACCTCGCTCTTTCTGCTTCTTCAGGTGCTGCTGGTAAAGTCTATAAGTATTCAATTCGCTTAACTCTAACAACAATCGTCGGGTCATTTACACCTGGCACTGCTACTACAATCGGAATTGGTGGATCTAACGAATCAGTTGATGTCCTAGCATGGGATGCAGGTAACAAGATTCTTGAGATCGGTATTCCTTCAGGTGGTGTTACTGGTATCATTGCTGATGCTCAGACTGTAACACAAGGATCTAATACTGCTGTTATTGCAGCATCTGGTATTACTCGCCTTCTATACATTGGTAAGAATAAAGATAGCATTGCCTTCGCTGCTGCTGACTCACTTACTGATAGTGCATCAAACGCTGCTGCTGTTACTTCTGTAAGAAATGAGTATGCAGAGCGTGAGTATCTTCCTGGTTCTAAGTGGATCAACGTTGCTCCAAGACCTTCGACTTCTATCTACGCTAACTCAGTTGGTGGAGAGAATGACGAATTACATATTCTAGTCGTTGACGTTGACGGAGAAATCACAGGTAATCCTGGATCAATCCTAGAAAGATTCATTGGTGTTTCCAAAGGATCTGATGGTAAGTCTTCCGTTGGTGAAGTTAACTACTACAAGGAAGTAATCAAGCAGAAATCTGCTTACATCTACTGGGGATCTGACGAGGCTGCTGCTTTCACAGGAAACGCAACTGCTTCAGATGGTAACTGGTCACTAACTACTTTGAATCGCAGATTCAACTTACTTCGCACGACTGCTGGTACTACAGCATATCCAAGTGGAGCTGTTACAATCGGATCTAAGTCCAACTCAACATTCTATTATCGCCTCGGAAGTGGTGCAACTTATGCTGCTGCCTCTGGTGCTTACACAGTTTCCAATACAAATCTTTCAACTGCCTACGGTTTAGTTGATGACCCTGAATCACAGACAATTGACTTCATTCTTTCTGGACCTGCTGGTGCAGATGACGCAAGTGCAATTGCTAAAGCGACTGCAATCATAAACATTCTTGAAGAGCGTAAGGATTGCATGGGTTTCTTCTCACCTACAAGAGCAGATGTTATTGGTCAAACTAACCCAACAACAATTACTTCAAACATTGTTGATTACTTCGATCAACTGTCTTCCAGCAACTACGCTGTATTTGACTCTGGTTACAAGTATATCTACGACAAGTATAATGATGTTTATCGTTACGTCCCTTGTAATGGTGACGTTGCTGGTCTCGTACTTCAAACTGCTGAGACTGCCGAGCCTTGGTTCTCACCTGCTGGATTCAGTCGTGGTGTATTGAGAAATGCAATTAAAGTTGCATACTCACCCAACAAGACTCAGCGTGACACACTTTACGCATCAAGAGTTAACCCAATCGTTTCCTTCCCAGGACAGGGCATCATCCTATTCGGTGATAAGACTGCTCAAGGATTTGCAAGTGCATTCGACAGGATCAACGTCCGTCGTCTATTCTTGGTTATCGAGCGTGTTATTGCAACTGCTGCTAAGACTCAACTCTTTGAGCAGAATGATGAAGCACAAAGAAATCTCTTCCTCAACATCGTTGAGCCATACTTGAGAGATGTCCAAGGTCGTCGTGGTGTAACTGACTTCTTAGTTAAGTGTGACGAAGAGAATAACCCACCTGAGTCTGTTGACCGTGGTGAATTCTATGCTGAGATATTCGTGAAGCCAACTCGCACGATTAACTTCATCAGTCTAACATTTGTTGCTACACGCACAGGCGTTTCATTCTCCGAAGTCGCTAGTTAAGCTCTGAAAAACACGGAAAGTCTAAATAATAGTTAAAGACTTTCCGTTTGGAGATTAATAAAAAATGGCTGTAAGAGGAACTATTGACAATTTTAAGTCT